CTTGATTCAGAACGTTGTAGGTAGCTTCTCTAGTGGCCACAACGTAGTTGTTCCACTTCTCTAGTTGAGTAGGTGGCTCCGGTGGAGCAACTCCCTTGCCATAGAACACTTGAAAGTCAATCGTTCCAGACGCGGGAATTCCTGGGGCCGCATTGTAATACTCACTGATGCTCGTAGGAGGGCTTCCGCCAAACTCTGTCTGAATGTCCCCTAGTGACAGCGGGCCGCTAGTTGGAAGCGTCATTTTTAAGGGCCTCTACTTGCTCTGTGAGTTCTTTAACAGCTTCAATCAGAACACCCACTAGGTTACCATAGGCCACCGACTTCATTCCGTTGTCATGCGTTGTGACGAGCTCAGGGAATACTTCTTCCACTTCTTGAGCAATCACACCAAGGCCGGGAGCTTCCAGACCATCGTGCATGAAGGTTACACCGCGTAGGCGCATGACCTTCTGAAGCGGGTCTTCGATAGTCGCAATGTTGGACTTGAGACGTCTGTCGGAGAACGCTGTGATGTTTCCTGTCGCTGTAATGTTACCACCAACAGTGACGTTCTTCACAAAGCTCCAGTCCCCTGTGCTCAACATGGTCGCAGAAAGCGTCATGAAGGTTTCAGTTCGAGACGCACGGTACCAGAAGTTCAGGTCACCCTCAGTACGACCACCGCTGTCCGTAAGGGCACCTTTGATAGCCGCAAAGCCGTTACCGTTATTTCCAGCACCAAACTTCATTTCCCCACCACAACCAGCAGTTGTTGAAGGGTCCATCAAAGATAGCGCAGCCTCAAAACCAAATTGTGGAGCACCGCTATTGGTATCCCCTACAACACCCAGCTTGGCTTGACCAAAGAGAGTGCTGATAGGTTCTTCACCAATTGTTACTTGGCGTTTACCACCAACAACCTTGAAGCGCATGTAGGGAGCGCCTACGTCTTGGCCGATGACCATGTCCCCATCAATGGTTCCAAGGAAACCAACAGGCGTGGTAGCTGTGGTAGAGCCCGGAGGATAGACGTTAAGACGTGTCTGTAGCCCTACCTGTTGGAACAGGAAGTTGACGTCAGTACCACCCAAGCCCAAGACAATACCATTCGAGCCAGTCGGAGGATTCGAGACTAGGTACAGGAATCGGTTGCTGAAGTTGATAGGACCAACTCGAGCCAGAGCGCTAGTTGGAGACTCGTTGAGAGCCCCACCGGGGAAGAAGCGAATCTCTGAGGACCCCTGCTCTGCTACAGTCCCAACACCGGGAACCGAAACGTAGTTAAGGTTGTTAGTGGAATCAAATGACAGGTAGGAGTCAGCCGACGCGAGAAGCTGCGTGTCTCCGTTATCGTCGCCCACGTACAGCTTGCGGGCAACTACGTCAACCGCAAGTTCTGCTTCAGCTAGGACACCGTTAGGTGGAACGCCTAGTCCTCTACGTGTTAGAATTGTAGCTCCCATTTAGTTCACCTGTGCCTGAGTAACGACAATGTTTGTCACAGAAGAACCACGAGCAGGCTTAAGGATGACCGCTTCGCCGTCAGAGCGGGCCTCAATTTCGTCACCATAGTCCTCTCTCAGGGCAGCAGCGATGCTTGCCGCTGTCTGAGCAGGAGGCAGCACCCCATCATCGGGAAGCGACAGCACGTAAATTTTGCTGACGATGTCCGTACCGCCCGTAACCGTGGCGCTAATCGTAAACGTGTCGAGGTCCTCTTGCAGACCAACGAAGACAACCGCATCGTCGCCCGCGATAATGGCTGTTGGAACTGTAGACGGCTGACTAAGGAATGTATTATACGTGATAACCTCAGGTACCAGACGATTATCCTTGTAGTAAGGAGACGCCACTGTCCCAAGGTACGCTGTTGTTGTGAATGACTCAATAGGACGAGGGTTGCCGTGCCATTGAGTGCTTGCTTGAATGTTAGCCATGTGGCTCCCCTATAGAATAAGTGGCCCCACGAGGGGGCCGAAAGTTAAGCAGCAGCGAATACCCATGTAGTGTTGGTTCCGTCCTGAGGAGGCACAGTTCCGCCTGATGTCCATAGGGACTTTGCTTTGTAGAAGTTGGCAACTACAGTCGTTGTGGCCGTAGCAGTGACGTTACGGACCTCACGCGCTGTGTTGCTTGAGTGGTCGTTAAATACGGTAGACATATTCTTATTCTCCAGAAAAAACAAAAAGGCCCCACACCTTCACCAAAAGTCCTTGTCGGGTTTGGTGTTGGTGCAGGGCCTTCAAGAGGTTAGCCTGCTACGACGATGTTCACGCCGCTTTCAGGACGGTAGCACTGTGTACCGAAGAGACGGTCAGCAGTGTACAGCGTAGACAGGAATTCCTGCTTGTACTGCGTCTGTGAGCGAACACCAATCTGTTCAGCAAGCACGTAAACGTCCTTGTGAGCAAGAAGGGCAGCACGTGCACCAGTGACACCATCAGGTGTAGGTACGTTCGTAGAAACATATACGTCAACGCCGTACAGTTCTCCGATTCGACCGTTCACTGTGCCTTTGTTGTTCACAAAGTCAGTGCTGTTGTAACGCTCAATACCGCGAATCTGGTTGCACAGACTTGGCGGAATGACGAAGAAGCGACCCATCATAGGTACGTCCGCGTCGTCCAGCACTTGAAGTGCGTCACGCATCGTGCGGTCGATGAAGGCGTTAGCCGGAACACCACCACCCCATGCGCCAGTCGCTGTGCTCGCGTCCGCTCCCGGTTCAAGGGAGTTGCTGTGAGTCCAGTCTGCCCCAGTACCGTCACCCAGCTTAGTTCCGTTGGTGAACAGAACGCTGTCAGTTTGACGAGCCAGAGCGTAACCAGCGTCAGATGTGTAGAATCGACGGAGTGAGGCAAGAGCCTGAGCTTCCGTGATGTCTTCAATCATTCGGCTGTATTCCCAGTGCTGGTCAATGTTGATGATAAGTTCATCTTCAGTGTTAGCAATGAGAGAAACAGACGTTTCCGCTACTTTCTTCGAGGCGTTGCCACGGATTGGGCTAGGAACGTGAATCACGTCACCTTTCTTACCGCGCATCGACATTTTCTTGACGAGGTTAGCAAGCACGAGGTTCTTTTCGTACTCAGCAATAACTTCGTCGGACCAGATTTGCGGGATGAAAGTCGCCGCAGTTCCTGTGTTACCCCCAGGACCGGGAATGCTTGTCACCTGAGGCGCAGCATTGAATGGGTTTGAACCAGCCATTGGTTATTCTCCTAATAGGCTAGACATGACCCCTTGTTACCTTACACGTCCCTCTGCATACGCCTGCATAATTTCAGGGGAGAGGGCTTCATATCGGTCAGGGTCGGTCTTCATGAGTTTGATAATGTCAGCCCGACGATAGATACGCTTAGACCCTGATGTGTTCGACCCGCTTCCTCCGCCAGTAGATGCCTGCGCTACTTGCTGACGTCGTTGTTCCTGCTCTGCTGCTGCGGTCTGTTGTACAACTGCATGACGCTCTTTGAAAAGAGTCATGAGTTCGTCAGCCGCTGCGAAGTCATAGTTATCGTTCGCACGCTTAAACAGTTCTTGACGAATGGGTGACCCAAAGCAGAACTCTTTGAACGCTGGGTTCGAGAGGACTTGCTGAGCGTCGGGGTGGCGAGCTTGGATTTGCTGTACAGACGTAGCTCGCGCTAGCTGTTCAGTCGTATCCCGAGCTTTTCGCACTTCGGGGTGTCGTTCAATCGCTTTGCTGATAGCCGCCTGTGGATTCTCAAAGAATTCTGAGTCATCCAGCGGCTCTTCTTCAGGAGCTTGCTGTTGTGCTTGTCGCTGACCAAGGATGAATTGGTCTACAACCTTACGTAGTTCCCCGACTTCGTTACCCTGTGACCCAAGTAGCTTTTCAGCCTCTTGGTGCATTCCGATGACTTCCTTGATGCTTTTCCCACGGTATTTCTCTGGCAAATCATCAGCTGGTGCTGAGATTGGCTCCGCTGGGGGCTGGAAGTCCGCAATAAGGTCCTCAGTGGACATTGCGTTTTCTGCGTTGGGTAGCTCTTCGGCTCCGTTTGTCTGAGCAAAAAGCTCAGCTTGCTCAACAAGTTCTGCTGCCATTATAGTTCTCCGTCCTGTTAGGATTCTGGATTAGATTTGCGCTCTAGCGCCATCTTCTGCTCTCTCTTTTTTACCCATTGGTCGGATGCTGTCGGGAAGTGTCCCGATTGTCCTTCCAGCTGGAAAGAGATGGGCCGAAGGATTTTCCTAGCGGGTGCTCCGCAGACAAGGCAGGTAGTCTGCTTGCAATCGTTCTCTAGGAAATGTTCTTCTGTGATGCCACAGTTTGTGCAAAGGAAGTCGTTGAAGACTCTCATGTTGCCTCTGTGTCAGGTGTTTGTTGCTCAGCCTGTTCTTTCTCTGCTCTTCCAATGGTGTCCTCGAAGTTAATGAGTTGTCCCATTGCAGCTAGTTGGCCGCGCTTGTAGTCAAGGTCACGTTCGTCCTTGACGTCTTGAAGGTTATTGATGATGACCGCGTTGTCATACAACTCCCGCATGAGAATCTTCCAGCCGGGGGTCTGAAACATCATCTTCATGTGACCGAAGTAATCTTCATCGGTCAGCGTCTCAAAATCTACTGCCATTTGCCTGCCTCTTCTCTTTGTTGGTAGCCCTATAGGATTCTAACCTATTTCTCTCAGTTATCAGCCGAGTGTTTTAACACATAAACTATCGGGCCATTGGGGTGGTCTGAGGTAACGCTCCCCACTCAGGGGGTCACAGCCCCTTCCCCAGCTTCTGGAAGACCACCATAATTGGTACACTGTATCGGATTCGAACCGATGTCTGCCTGATTGAAAGTCAGGAATCCTAGGCCGCTAGACGAACAGTGCATAGAATTGGCGGAAGGTGGAAGAATCGAACTCCAACGGTTTCCCGTCAGTTCAGGTAGCAACCGACTACAGACCCAGTCTGTGTCACCTTCCATTGGTACCTCGTCAACGTATCGCACGCTGCTCACCAATTTTGTAAGAATCAGTTGGTCCTTGACCCCGAGGCTCTGTTCTGCTGTGGTGTTATTGGTTGCGCCAAAAGGTATCGAACCTTTCTCTACTGCTTTTCAGACAGCCGCTAATCCGTCTCAGCTATAGCGCAATGAAAGCACACTAAGTGGTTTAACGTGCCTTTAATGAATTTGGAAGGGGTGCTAGGTACTGCCCCTAGTACGTCGAGTTCAAAGCCCGATGCGTCAACTTTTCCGCCTCACCCCTAAGGTAAAGGGTGTGTTGTTTGGTAGGCCGAGAGGGAGTTGAACCCACATCTGGCGAGTTAAAAGCTCGCTGCTTTCCATTAAGCTACCGACCCAAAGTGGACTTCTCGGTGACAATTTGCACACAGCAACACACACTTACTCTTCTCAAGCTCGTACTGAGCCCATGAGATAGTTAGTGCTGTTGCTGGGTCTTTCTCTTTGTCATCGTTTTCATGGTGCCACTCCAGTGCTTGTGCACATTTGTTGTAACCGCAATGGTCACAACCTCTGGTCAGCTTTTCTTTGTTTGCTCTGTTTTTACGGAAAGTTCTTCGAAGAGCCGTTCGCTCGTCGCCTGTAATATCCTCTGGGATGCAGACGTTACAATAGTTTTTTGGCCTACCACGACCTACGTGGTTTGGCAATTCTACGTCACACTCTTCACATGTTCGCATAATTGGACCCGCCAGAAGGAGTCGAACCCTCACGCTTTGGTTTAGAAGACCTAGCGGCCTCCGGGTGACGGGAATTGGTACCCACGGAAGGATTCGGACCTTCATTCACCTAGGTTTGAACTAGGCCGCTTTGCCGATTAGCGCACGAGGGTATTGTGTTGGTGGAGAATCAGAGAATCGAACTCTGCTCAGAATCCTTGCAAAAGAATCATGCGTTCCCAGCGCATTCCCCATGTTGGCGACCCATAGGGGAATTGAACCCCTCTCAACCCACGTAGACAGCGTAGTGTCGTCACCAGACGACTCATAGGCCAGTGTTTGGAAGTGGTGACTGGAGTCGAACCAGCGTGAGACAGGGTTGCAATCTGCCGCCTATCCTCTCGGCCACACCACTAGAATTGCCCCGAGACACCCTGTGCTGATGTCCCATATCACAGATGGGGCTAAATTGGTGCCGCACGCATAGATTCGAACTCGCTACCTCCCGCTTACAAGGCGGGTGCACATCCGTATGTGCTTCTGCGGCATATTGGAGGAAGGTGAGAGAGTCGAACTCTCACGGGACATTTCGGCCCCATCAACGGGTTCAAACCGCATAAGCACGCCACATGCGACCTTCCATGTTGTGCAGCAAACAGCTGCGCTGTGTTGGCTGGCCCCGTAGGATTCGAACCTACCTCAATCTCGGTTAACAGCCGAGCGCATTCACCTAGAAAGCTAGAGGCCAATAATTGGTGCGGAGAGCTGGATTCGAACCAACCTAGCTTGCGCGTCGGGGTTACAACCCGATTCCCGTCCCGAGCGGGGTTCTCCACATGTTGGTACCCCTCCTTGGATTCGAACCAAGAACATTCGGTTTCTAAGACCGACTCCTCTGCCAGTTGGGATAGAGGGGCATAAAATTAGAGTCGGACAAGAGGATTCCTGTATAC